TTAGATTTAGCAGGGTTGAAGTTGTCCAAATATTGTAGACAGTTCTCAATACCATCACTAATCATATCGTCTCTAAATGTATAATTTATAAAGTTAGGTCTATATGATAGATGATTCGCTATCTTTAAGAAACAGCTACCAATGTAATTAGTGACTGGTGGCTTTTCTTTCTTTTCTCTTTTCGCTTTTCCTACACTTTTTCTATAGGCTTTCATTGCCTCTAAAAATTCTTTGTTATTAACGTAATGTTCTTTTTTTGCTGCCATAATTATAATATACTAGGTATCCTCTTTTTTGTCAATGTTTTAAGCTCAAAATCAGCGTTGACTTTTTTGAAATTTTGTGTATAATAGAGCTTGTAGAGCGATGGCAGAGGATATACTATATTAGTGTAGAGTCTTTTTAGGAATAAACTCATCATCTTCAAACTCATCAAATATTTCATTAACTCTATCATTATCTTCATCACTTAACCTTTCTCTTTTAAATGCCGCAGGTTTCTCTTTTCTAGCTAGAGGCTCCGACTTTTCATAGTTTGTCATCATATGGTTATAACTTCTACTCATATCTAAATTAGCATTTACAATAGTCATTATCTTATCTTTTGGAACAGTAAGGATAAAGTCTTTTGTATAAGGGCTCCATTTGATAAGAGCTACATAGTCTTTTAGTCCAGTCGCAGTAAACTGTGGAATATACTTAACTTGTAATGGTTTTGAAAGTCTTAATAAAGGAGACTTATCACCTAGTTGTTGCGCTGGTAATGTACATACAATATCATCACCATTGATTAACTTGATAATTTTAATCGGATTTGGTTGTGTCTTTTCTACCATTTATTAACTCCACGTTATGGATTTCGTAATTAAAATCTTCGCCATTGTATATATTTATTCTTTCTTTAAAGTGTTGTAACGTATAATTCTCTTTACCATTATAAGAAATATCATCAGCTATATCATATAAAGTAGCTGCGCTGTTATTATCTTTTAGTCTTAACCCTCTACCTATAGATTGTAAGTTTCTTATCCTAGATTTAGAAGGACTAGCAAAAATAATGTTATGCAAGTTCCGTATGTTAATGCCCGTAGAGAAAGTCCCATAGGAAGCCACGATAATTGCGTTATCAGATTTTTCTGTGATCTCTCTAATCTTTTCTCGCTGTTCAGCGTCAACTCCTCCATAGACGTAGAAGACTTGTTTGTCTGTTGCTCGTTCTCGTATAGTTTCATATAAGTTCTTTCCATGTTTTTCTACATATTGAAATAAACATAATGTATTCCCATTTAGCGAAGTCGCCAAGTTTCTTATATATTTATTTCTTTTTTCATTAGATACCAAGTAATCCATTTCTTCTTGGTATGTTTTATCTTTTAAAAAGTGTCTAGCTGTTTGATCGTGTTGTAATACTAAACACATAATTTTTAGTTCGGCTAGTTGTTCTCTTTCTATTAATTCACTAGTAGATACAACTTTATTAACAGCTCCAAATAAACCCTCTAATACAAGTTTATGTGTTTTACTACCATCAAGTGTACCTGTTAAACCAACTCTGTATTTGGTCTTTTCTAATTTTGTCATCAATTTTGTAAGCGACACAGACTTAAACAAGTGAGCTTCATCACCTATTATCATACCAAAATTACTAAACCATTTCTTTGGTAAATTATAAACAGATTGCCAAGTAGATATTATAACCCTCTTACTTGTTTCTTTTTCATGGCCTTGATATATTCTATGTACATTTCTTTCACTATTATAACCATAATCTTTAAAGTCTTTAAATAACTGTTCTACAAGCGATGTAGTGGGCACTATAACAAGGATTTTATCTTGTTTAGTATCTTTCAGTCGTAATAAATTAAATATTAACATGAGATAGATTATAAGAGATTTACCAGATGCTGTAGGCGATACAAGTAAACATCTATCTTTTTGTACAGAATATCTAAAAGCCTCTCTTTGATAATCTCTAACTTCGTGTGGTAATTTAAGTGCTTTAATTAGATTGTCTAGTTTACTATCATCAACATTTGTTTCTTGTATCTTTGTACCATCAACAACGTGTATGTCATTTTCTTTACACCAGTTTTTTATATAAGGATAAAGACCAGCATATATTTTACCAGTCGCATATGAGAATAATCTAATTTTACCATCCCAAACTCTATTACGATATTGAGGCATAAACTTATAACCTGGTACTTCAAACGTAAAATACTCACCAAGTTCTCTACGAATATCAGCCTCAGCTTCTATTTTAAGATGTACTTCGTTTACTTTATCTATGATTAGGTATCGGGTGGTTGTCATTTTTAGATAGCGCCACTAGTAAATTTCCTCCAGTCAATAGCGTTCTTAATTTGAAAACCACGGTTTGATATTTGCTTGATTGTTCTATCTAAAAAATCTACGACTGTTTGTATATAATCTACTTTTTGTTTATACTTGGCAAGTTCAGGATCAGAATCCAGATACTTGTCAACATCAGTTTTTAATAACTTTAAGTTAAAAGGTTTAAGTGTATATACTTCTGCTGGTGCTTTACCAGTATAGTATTCCCACTTTTGTTTTCTTTGTGTGTAATATTCTATCTGCGCTTTACTTAACAATAGCTTAAACTTTGTCAAGTGTTTTAAAAATTCGTTATGTAGTTGGGGTGTCTTTAATGATTCTAAATCTAACTCTGTGTCGTTAATCTTTAGTTTTTTATCAGCCAAATCTTGTAATTGTTCTAAATCCATAATAACTCCATTATATATCAAAAACTGTTTTTTGTACAGTCTATGATGTAGTCACAGTTGTAGTAGATGACCCTACATTCGCAAAGTCATATATCGTATAACTAAATGATACTGTCGCTGTCAAATAGTCAACATCAGCGGCCTGTTGATTATAACTTAATCCAGTAAGTCCAGTAGGGTATACGTCTCTAAATCTAACTTCTACTTGTGCGTTGTTCTTACTTGACAATACTGTCAAAGTTGCATCAGATAGTGTTGGTCCTGCATCTGCCGCAGCGTACTTTGTTTTACCAGCTTCAGTAGAAACGTTAGATGTATTCCTAGTAGGAAATCTATCATTACCTGAAGATAATAAATTTCTAAATTCTATATGATCTCTTGGAAACCCTAATCCTACCAACCAACCATGTATCTCCTGAAAGTTCTCTAAATTTTCATCTACCAAAAACGTCATTTGTAATGGCTCGTAAGTTAGTTTGTCACCAGGTATAGGTATGTTTTTTAGTGGTGTTGCTTGTGTTGCATCACCTAAGTTAATACCAGGTATATTTACTGATGTACAAAAGTATTCTACCTTAGGTAATTTAAGAATACTAAATTTAAATTGTGTAGGACTAGCGTAGTCTAATTTTGTAGGTTGTCTTAATAGTGAGTTTGTGACAGTCATAATACTATTTATTAGAGTCCTTATCTACTTCTTCCCAATCTTTTTCATTGGCAAGTTTTTCTAGTTCTTTTTCTTTGTCAGTTAATATTTTTCTTTTTTCTTGTACTTCTTCCATTCTATCTTCAATATGTTCTAATCTATTTTTTTCATTAGGCCACAAAGCAACTAATAACAAGACTACGATTACCACACCTATAAAATGTTTTGAATTGAAATATTCCATACTAGTATTTAGTAGAAATAAAAAAGGCGACCATAAAGATCGCCTTCTTTAATTTGTTTGTAAACAATATTACATAATGTTCGCAACTTGAACACGTCTGTAGTATCTGTTAGCATTCGCTGAACCAGAATCAGTTACTGCAGTAGCAGCACCAGATTGTGCACCAGTTTCAGCAAAAGGATTAGCAATTAAGCCGTATCTTGTTTTGAAACCGATTTTTGGTTGGAACGTATCTTGGCCAACTGCTCTCACCATTTGTAGTGGAACATAAGGACAATAGAACATACCTGCGTCATAAGGTGAAGTACCTTTATAACCAACTACGAAGTAATGCTTCGCTGTGTTGTTTGCACTGTATGGGTCTATGTACACTTTAAATCTACCATTTAATACACCAGCAAAAGTATTACCAGTATCGTCAACGTTTAGATTGTTGTTAAGTGCTGGAGCGTAGTCCAAAACACCTGCCATTTGTAACGCAGAGGCAACATCTGAAGAACAGATAATCATGTTACCTTTTCCTCTTCTTGTTCTCTGTGCGATAACGTTAGCTTCTCTTTCAACTTGGAACATTAGTCCTTTGAATCTCTCAACTGACCATCTTCCGTTTGAGTCTGTATCTAAATCAAAGATACCCTCAGTAGTTGTGTTTACTGTACCTGTGTTAGCAGATGCACCTTTTTCAGCATTGATGTAAACTGATCTAACAACTTCTCTGTTGATTTCCGCAAGGATCTCAGCAGATAGAATGTTTGCTAGTTCTGTTTCAGCATCTAAACCGTGGATTGCTTTTAAGTCTTGAGCAAGTTCCATAGTGTATTCAGCTTTAAGAGCTCTTGATCTAGCAGTTACTGTAGTTTTCTCAATTGAGAAAGCCATTTCAGCAAATGCGTTGTTTGAAGAGTCTCCTAATGCTTCTGCAGTAGCAGTTGTCATACCTTCTGATTTTCTGTACGCACCAGCTGGACTATCGTTTAGAATAGCTGGGTTAGAACCAGTGTGACCACCAGCAGATTGACCTGCAGTTGAATCACCGGCTGCGTTTCTTCCTGAGAAGTCTGAATCAGCTTCATCAAATAAAGCTTCATTTCCAGTTGCGTTTGTATATCTACTTCTCATTGCGAAAATTAGACCAGTTGGACCAGTCATAGGTTGTACACCCGCAATGTCGTATGCGATTAGATTTGGCATAGCTCTTCTAACA